CCATTCAATTTTTCTAGGCTTCAGAGGAATAAGATACGGGTATGCGTTCGACGTGAGGGAGAATCCAGACCACTCAATTGAAGGAATGGATTTGCCATTCGTTGCTGATGACTTTTTGCGGTACGGCCTGCAATCACCAAACGGCGAACATAAATGGAGCTCAGTTGCGATTGACTTATTGCAAAAGCATCTCGCTACAGCAGTTGGTATTTTAGATGGAATGTCGTGCTAAAACCCAACTTGTAGGGTACCGGTAGCCATGGTCTCAGTCAGTTTGTCGTTTTCCCTTGACGGCAAATCCAGCAATCCCCCACAGTGCGGACATCACCACCACTGACGAACGACCTGGGCGGCGTCCGCACACCCCGGACCATATGCCGCCCAGAGACTTGCAGGGGAATGGTGAGAAAGAATTTCCTGTCAGCGGCAGGCCAGCTTTTCCGTTGCAACGCAACTCCCCAAGGGTATTCTCATCTCCAAAAGCTACCTGTTGACCTATCCTGACGGCAGTAGAAAACACATCGGTCGCGCCGAGCGTGACGAATTGCTGCTTGCCGGACTCGCCAAGCAAACATCCCCACGCAAATATCTGTTCACCGGGAAAGAATATACCTTCCGTTCATTCGCGGATCTGCATCGGCTTGCCGAGACGTTCGTCCCCTTAAACCTTCGAAGATTCTTGCCGGGCTCATTTGTCATTGAGCGCGACGGCCGGCGCCATACGGAATTGCTGGAAACTCCAGAGGCCTGCGCATGCAGGTTGAAACTGTACGAGTCATGAAGCTTCCATCCCGCATTTTCCAGTTCGTGTTATCGGTCGCGGCGATCGCGGCCTTAATCCTGATCTGCAAGGCGGCCGCATTCGCTATGGGATGGCTCGCCTACCACTGGATGCACCCAGGGCTATGAGACGCACGGCTCAATCGATCGAAGAGCATAAAGCGGCCGTTTCCACTGAGCGCAGCGGGAAAAAGCCTGGCATTGGACGAGGGAAGCATCCTAATTCGCGCAAGGGAAAGGCAAATCTTAAGCCCTTCCCGAAAGGTGTCTCAGGCAATCCCGGTGGCCTGCCAGGAACTGATGTAGCGGCACTTCTCGCGCGTCGTGTTATCGAGCAAAGCCAAGCAAAGGCCTTCAAGGGATTTGCGGATCAACTGGCGAAGGGAAACGCATATGCCTTCAGTGTTCTTGCTGATCGCGCCTACGGAAAAGTGAAAGATCGCATGGAGCTCACCGGCGCTGATGGCGCACCTCTCGAGGTTACGGTAAAGCTGGTGCGGCCGACCTTGAAGGACATGAAGTGAATCCCGTGAAAGTGGTCGCAGACTTCCCGGAAAAACTAGGATTTCTGTTCGAGCCACATCGCTACAAGGTTGCGTACGGCGGCCGCGGCGGAGCGAAGTCTTGGGGATTTGCGCGAGCCTTACTGATCCTCGGAATGCAGAAGCCGCTTCGCATCCTCTGCGCGCGCGAAACTCAGAAGTCGATTGCCGACTCGGTGCACAAGCTGCTGGGTGACCAGATCGAGGCTTTGGGACTAGGCGGCCGTTACACCGTTCTGAAGCACACCATCATTGGCAGCAACGGCACGGAATTCATCTTCGCCGGCATCAAGCAAAACGTCTCCAACATGAAATCTTATGAAGGCTGCGACATCGCCTGGGTCGAAGAGGCGGCGAGCGTCAGCAAGAATTCGTGGAACGTGCTCATCCCCACGATCCGCAAAGACGGGAGCGAGATTTGGGTGTCATACAACCCGGAACTCGAGAGCGACGAAACGCACCAACGCTTCGTGATCCATCCCCCGGCGGTCGGCAAAGTCGTGAAAATCAGTTGGCGCGATAATCCCTGGGTACCCGGCGTGCTGCTGCAGGAAATGAAGGAACTCAAGGAGCGCGACGAAGCTTCTTACGAGCACGTTTACGAGGGAAGCTGCAAGCAGACAGTCGACGGCGCCATTTATCGCAACGAATTGCTCGCAGCCGAGCGAGAAGGCCGGCTCACGCGCGTGCCGTACGATCCGATTCATCCGGTCCACACGTTTTGGGACTTGGGATTCGGTGACAACACGAGCATTTGGTTTGCGCAGTCCATGCCGTTTGAGTTTCGCATCCTCGAGCACATAAGCGCATCGCTTCAGCCGCTCCAATATTACGTGAAGCAGCTCCAGGAGCGGCCCTACGCTTACGGCACGCACTGGCTGCCGCACGACGGCAAAGCGCATGAGCTCGGAACCGGCCGAAGCATCGAAGAGCAACTGAAATCTATCTTTGGAGCCGGCAACGTTCGGTGCACGCCGCGGCTGAGCGTGGTCGATGGCATCGCCGCAACACGTGCGATCTTCGGACGCTGCTGGTTTGACAAAGAGAAATGCGCGGATGGGATTCAATCGCTGCGGCACTACCGATACGAGCGCGATGAGAATCTCGGAGCATTCAAGCGAGAACCGCTTCACGACTGGGCCTCGCACGATGCCGATGCTTTTCGCACTCTAGCTGTAGCGATCAAGGAATTGCAGAGGCCTGAAGAGTCCCGCTCGAAGACGCCAGAGTATTCGCCTTGGCAGCGGGCCGGAGGTGCAGGTTGGATGACATAGGAGGAGTGATGACAACTTCAGGAGTTGGTGTAGTAGCAGAAGGAAAGAAGCCCAAAGGCGGGCCAAAGATTCTCGCGCATCTTGAGATTCATCCCGCCATTGGCGGCGGCCATACCGTGCGACATGTGTATTCCGGCTACCAGCACGAGTCGCGCCAGTACAGCTTCAAAGACGGTGAAGACGACCGATTGAGCGAGCACCTTCATCGGCATCTGGGCATCAAGCCGGTCAAGGCGGAAGGCTCAATGCACGAGAACGAAGAAGATATCGAGACCGAGCGCCAGGACTATGGCACCAAAGGCAAGAAGGGCACGGCGTCGAGCTATTTCAAGGGTTCCCGGGCGATTGCTACACCGTCGAGGTGATCACGATGCGCTTTCTGCACAAGCTTGGTCTCTGGGTTTACGCGTTCTACGCCGGGCGCAACGGTTTCAATTGGGATACGGTCCAGATGGACATAACCATTCGAAACCAGAATGCGCAGCGCGCTGGGCGGGAGCAACTCAGTAGGGAAACGTCGACTGACCTGCAATTGGCAACGCAAGAATTGCAAAAAGAACGCGAGTGGCTGGCTTCTGCTCGGTTGAGAAATTAAATGCCTGCCTTCCTCGAAAAGAAGCTGAAGTCTGAGTACGGATCCAAGAGTGCAGTCCCGTACAAGATCATGAATTCCCTCGGCTACATGCGCGGTAACAAAGAAACCGCCCGCGGGCGAGCTGCGCAGCGGAAGCACGAGAAGAAGATGGGAAAGCTGAGTGACATGGCATGATGCACTTTTCGAGCCCTTTAGATGGGAGGTATTTCGTGTCAGCCGCGATTTGCGCAGCGATGGCAGCGATAGCTTCACTGAATGCATGCAGGGCATCAAGAAGTACCACGGCCAAGGATTCAAAAAGAACCGAGGAAACAGGGATCGCCCGCAGACTAGATGTCAAGGCTGAATCTATTCCTATTCCCTTCGTCCAGCAGCCAAAGTGTAAATCAGTCCAGGAAGATCCGCGATTCTGGGACCCGAGCCTCTAAAATGCCACAAACCAAAGAACAGATCCGCCACGCGCCAGTGGCAAAGGATTCCTATCTCAGCCCGCACCATGGCGACGGTGGCTGGCACGGCTCATCGTTTGGCTCGGAAATATTCGACGCCGACTGGCAACCTCTCAATGATCGGATCCTGGTGAAGCGCTTGCCGGAAAAGACGCGCGAGCATTCGCTTATCGTGAGGCCAGAGATTACCGACGAGATTTCGTATCGCGCGGTGGTTGTGAAAATGGGCCTTGGCAAGCGCTCGGAAGGCGAATGGCGAAAAGTGGGCGTCGTTTGGACCAGCGATGAGAACGGCATCCAGCAAGGCACCGGCGGGGAATGGAAATGGGTTCCCGTCGACGGCAGGCCAATGAGTCTGAGGGTTGGGCAGGAAGTCCTCATCGGGCCGCACGTTGATTGGGATTCGTTTGGAGGGGAATACGCGCTCTGCCAAGAGGCGGACGTGAGAGTGATATGGCCGTCCTAGCGACAGCAACCCGCAAGAAAATACCAACCTCCACATTCGGACTGCCAGGCTCTCGCAAGTATCCGATGCCGGACCGCAGCCACGCCGCGAACGCAAAGGCGCGCGCCTCGCAAATGGTTAAGGCTGGAAAGCTGTCGTCTTCATCGAAGGCCAAGATCGATGCGAAGGCGAATCGGATCCTCGGAAAAGCTCAAGGCTCGCTCAAGGACATGGCGTGAGCGAACAAGCCGAACCACTCACGAGCATCCTCGATGCGCCGATGGTCTGCACGGTCTGCGGCTCGACTAATCGAGTGGGCGACTGCGAACCGGATGTTGATGGCGACGGCGCGCTCGGCTGTCCAGTGGAAGATTGCGGGGGAATCATGACGGAGTTTGGGCGCTAGTGGCAATCACCCTGCAGTCGAAAAGCAAACGTCAGTCCAGGAAAGAGCAGGCTGACGGGGAGCTGATCGAGAAATCCCTCAAACGCTACAAGATCACGGCTGAATCCGAGTCGGAGATCCGAACGAAGGGCCTTTTCGACCTGAATTTCAGCGTTGGCGAGGGGCAGTGGGATGGATCGATCAAAGCTGGACGCGAGACTGAAGGCCGCCCATGCCTCACGGTAAATCGCATTCCAACGTTCTTGCGGCAGTACACCGGCGAGGAACGGCAGCATCGGCCGGCAATGCTCGTAGATCCAGTTGGTTCAGGTTCAGATCCGGAAGTCGCCGAGATCTGCCAGGGCGTTTTAAGGCATATCGAAGTCGCGAGCTTTGCGGATACGGTTTACGACTACCACTACGATTTCATGCTGCGCGCGGGCTGGACTGATTGGCGAGTGAGCACGGAGTACCTTAGCGAAAGATCGTTCGACCAAGAGCCGCGGATCCGATCGATCGAAAACTCTTTCGCCGTCTGGATGTCGCCGATCCGCCAGGTGGACGGGTCAGACCCACTTTGGTGTCACGTCACGCAGGACATGGGCCTTGACGAGTATAAAGAAACACATCCGAACTCGTCCCTCGCGAGACTCAATTTCACTTCGAACCTTGGGAACGCGGAGCCGTCCTGGGTCACGAAAGACGGTATACGCATCGCCGAGTATTGGTGGCTCGAGCTGCAAAAGCGGCAGCTTCTTCAACTCGATGATGGCAGCACTATTTTCCGCGATGAATTTAAAGGCGACAAAGGGCTAATCGTAGACGAACGAGACACGGTTTCCCGCACCGTCAAATGCGTCAAGCACAACGCGTCGGAAGTCTTGAACACCTACGAATATCGCGGCCGATACATTCCCATCATCGAACTGAATGGCACCAAGCTCAACATCAACGGGAAAGTCTACAAGGCCGGAATCGTTCGTGACGCGATCGACCCGCAGCGGGTCTACAACATCGAAGTCACCGGCATGGCGGAAATGATCGCGCTCGCTCCCAAGGATCCGCTCTACGTGGCAGAAGGTTCGCTGGGCAATCACGAAGAAGAGTACCGTCAGGCGAACCGGAAGAATTTTCCGTACCTGTACTTCAAAGCTTATGACGAGCAGGGAAGGCCGTTACCTCCGCCAACGCGCGCCAGCCGTGAGCCCCCCATCGAGGCGATGGCCAAGCTGGTGCAGCAATCAGACTACGACCTGAAATCAGTCATCGGTATTTATGGGCCTGGTCTTGGCGAACAAGGACCAGCGCAAGAATCTGGCTTTGCCATCCTGAAGCGCCAGCAACAGTCAGATACGGGCACCGTCAATTGGTCTGACAACCTGAACCATGCAATCCGCTGGCAAGGGAAGATTCTCCTCGACCTTTTTCCGAAGCTGATCACTTCCGCGCGCGTACAGCGCATCGTGAACCCTGACGATTCGGTAAAGCATGCCGTCATCTTCAATTCGCAACACAGCGACCAAAGTGAAGCGGAAGGCCTGCTAAATGGCGACTCACTCAAGAAAATCTACGATGTGGGCCTGGGCGAGTACGACGTCACGCTTTCCAGCGGGCCTACTTATCGCACGGCGCGTCAAGAGGCGTTTCAGGCTTTGACGGCAATCGTGACAGCCAAGCCAGAACTGTTCCCAATCGTTGGCGACATTTGGGTGAAGTACGCCGACTGGCCAGGAGCGCATGTTTTGGGCGAGCGGTTAAAGAAAATGCTGCCGCCAAACCTGCAGGACGATGGCGACGATGATCAAGACGCCAAGATGGCCATGCTCGAATCGCAGCTGCAGCAGCTTGGGGCGCAGCATCAGCAACTTGTTGCGGAACTCAGCCGAGCCTCTGACACGATTCGCACCAACAGACTGCAAATCGAGTCGAAAGAGCGAATCGCGATGTTCCAGGCGAGCGCCGGAATGATTGAAGCGATGATCAAGGCGAACGTGGACGCCGGCAGAGACGCCATGAACGCCGAGCTCGCTACGATTCAGCACCGCATGGAGCTCCTGCACGAATCGATGACGGTTGACGAAGAGGCGGGAGAAGCCCCGGCAACGCCTGAATTACCCAGCCAGGTTGAACCGAAGGCCGTTCCTGTAACGCCGGCGATGCCGCCGCATCCCGTGCCTGGAAGCACAGGAATGGGTCCATCCATATGAGGGGAACCATGAAAAAGCTGCTATTTCTGGCCATTCTTGGCCTAGTCGCTATTACCGCGCGCGCCCAAACGCCGATTCCGAACCTGTCCTACAACGCGCTACTGAACGCCGCGTGCGCGACGCCAAGCGCCTTTTGCACTAATACCGCGAACCCGTTTCCAAACGTGCCAGGTGGAACCGGAACAACGCTGGATATCAACAGCTCGAACTATGCGGTGGCAACAGTCACGATCTCCGGAACGTATACCGGCGCAACCGTTTCCTTTGATTTCTCCGACCAAACGGCGGGAACGAATTATTTCCAGGTGCTGTGTTCGCGCACCGATGTAAACATCATCGAAGCCGGTGAAATTCTGCCGGCCAATCAATCGCGCGCCTGGCAATGCCCGCTCGTCGCTACCACTCGTTTCCGCGTGCGCGTTTCGGCAATTGCTTCTGGCGCTCTAAACACCTGGATCACCGTCACCCAAACCGCGATTGATCCATCGCCAACCGTAGCCAATCTTCCGCAGCCAACGAGTCTTAATAGCTCGGCGTTCACCACCTCAGTCCAATCCACGGTGACCGCATCGGTAAACGTGAAAGCATCTGCGGGCAACGTCTACGGGCTGCAAGCCCTAAATGGCGCCGCGTCGACGTGTTGGGTGCAGTTCATCAACTCCGCTGGCGCTGGGACGCTGGGAACGGGTGTCATCTTTGCCATTCCGCTGCCAGCGAGCACGACGCAACCGGTAGCAGTCGGGCCAGGTGATATCGCCCTGGCCAATTTCTCGAGCGGAATCGCAGTAGGAATTGCAACCACCGCAAACGGCGCAGTCGCTTGCGGAACAGGCGGCAATCTGACCATTTTTTACCAGTAAAGGAGAACCATGCCTACAGGTGTGATTTTGACCTCCGCGAGCCCGGGGGCCACGGAAGAATCTGTTTCAAAAGTGCTGGAAGCCCATGGCCTGCTGATTGATAAGCCGGAATCGGACGAGAGGGAAGTTCCGGAGGCCGAACCGGAACGCGACGGCTTCGAGACCGAAGACGAATTCAAGCTGGCGCATGAGGAATGGCAAGCAAAGCAACCGCCCGAAGAGGAGGCGGAAGAAGACGAAGAATTGGAAGAAGTCCGCCGAAAGAGGCCGAGCAAATTCCAGAAGCGTATCGACAAAATCACTGCGCGACTGCGTCAGGAAAATGCCGACCTGATGAAGCGGATTGAAGCCATCGAGAAGGGTGGCAAGAAAGAAGACGAGACCGCCGATCCGAATCCGCGGCCTGTACGCACCGCCTTTGCCTCCCAGGAAGAGTACGAGGACGCATTGCTCGCATGGGGCACCGAGCGCGCGATCTCGGAGAAGGCGGCGAAGGAAGCCGAACAATCCGAGAAGCAGCAGCTCGAGGAAACCTGGACGAGCTACAAAGCCAACGTCGAAGCCTTCAAGGAAGAGCACGACGATTGGGACGAAGTCGTAAACCAAGACATCCCCATGCATACGGGCGTACAGCTCGCGATCATGGAACAGGAGAATGGCGCGGAGGTTGTCTACTACCTCGGCACTCACCCTGAATACGCCAAGAAGTTAGCAGAAATGAAACCACTCTCCGCGGTCATGGAGGTCGGACGCCTAAGCGCAAAGCTTACGGCAGCATCCGGCTCTGGTGGAACTGCCGCTGGCCGCGGAGCCAACCCTAAACCTAAGCCGAAAGCCCCGGCGCCAGTCCAGCCGGTAAGCACTGCGGCCACATCGTCGTCTCTCACGTCGCAAGCCGCTGCGAAAGCTGGAAATTTCAAAGCTTTCAAAGCTGCTCAACGCGCGGGGAGATAAGCCTAGGAGCCACTTATGGCCAACGTTGTACTAACTAACCAGGAGATCAGCTTCAAGAACCTCATGGTTCTCGAAAACTCGATTTCCTTCACCAAGAAAGTCATCCGGCGTTACGACGACCGGTTCGGGCGATCTGGCGCGAAAATCGGCTACCTGCTGAACATTCGCAAGCCAGCTCGTTCGGTCAGCACCGCAGGCCAGGGCATTCAATTGCAGGATTACATTGAACGTTCTGTGCCGCTCGTGCTGAACAAGCAGTACCAGCAAGCCTGCGCATTTACGTCTTCCGACATGGCGCTGTCATTGGATGATTTCACCAATCGCGTCACGAAGCCGAAGATCGTGCAGCTAGCAAACGACATCGACTACGACGGTTTGCAGCGGTTCGTGGACGTGCCGGCCGAGGTGGGAACGCCCGGAACAGTTCCTAACACGCCGGATACGTACCTGAACGCACTGCAGATCCTCGCCGACGAAGGTTTCCCCATTGATGATGAGGAAGGCTTGTCGATCCACATTTCGCCGCGCATGCAGCGCGCGATCTTCCCTGCTTTGCAGGGCTTGGTCGCAACCGGTGCGGGCACTTCCACTTTTGCCTTCTTGCGGAACTTCGCGAAGGGCGAAGGCGGCCAGGAAGATTACTTCAAGGGCCTTGTTGCCAAGGGCCTCGGCTTCGACTGGTTCATGTCGCAGAACGTTCCGACGTTCACGACCGGAACCCAAGGCGGAGTTCCGGTAGTCAACGGCGCCGGCCAAACTGGCAGCTCACTCGTGACGAACGGGTGGACCGCTAGCATCAACAACATCCTGCGCGCTGGCGACATCATCACTATCGCCGGCGTTCACCGCATCAACCCGCTCACCCGTCAATCCACTGGCGATTTGCGACAATTTGTTTTGCTCGCAAACGTCAACTCAGACGGCGGCGGCAATGCGACGCTATCCATTGCGTGCGTCGATGGCGATGGTATGACGCTTGGCGGCCCGTACCAGACTGTGGACATCTCGCCGGCGAACGGTGCGGCGATCACAGTTCAGGGCGCAAGCGCGGTCCAGAGCTATCGAGGGCTCGCCTTCCATCCCGAAGCCTTCACCTTCGGCTGCGCGGATCTGGAAATGTTCGACAACCAACACATCATGGAAATGGCGGCCGACAAAGAACTCGGCCTGGCCATTCGGATGTGGGCGATGCCGGACATCAACACCGATCGACTCTTGATGAGGCTCGACGTGCTTGGCGGATGGCTCACGATGTATCCCCAGGGCGCCGTGCGCATCGCGAGCTAAGGACAAAACCATGAACATCAAAAAACTACTGAAAGCAGTTTCAATTCTCGCGCTCGCCCTTTGCTTTACAGACGCGGCCTTCGCGCAAGTCGCGCTCACCCAAACCACCCTGGCATCGCAGGTGAACGGCCCAGCGCTTTACGCCGGAACCACCACCACGATTGACCAGAACATCGTCCTCGCTTCCGTCGCCGGTATCAGCGCTCCTGTACTGCCCGGCACACCTGTCAGCGTGATTTACATTGGCAGGGAAGCGATCGGCGTGTTCACGGTGAACACTTCCACGAAGATCGTCGGAGGATTCCGCGGTTACCTTGGGACACAGGCCGCGCCGCATGCTTCTGGCGACATGGTGCTGATCGCCCAGCAATACTCCACAAACAGCCAATACGGAGCGAATCCGATTCCGTCTGGCTTCTTCCCGCAGGATGCTCCACTCTTCGGGGGTTGCACTGCGGCCAATACACCCACAACGCCGTGGGTCAACATACTCACTGCGGCGCAATGGCTGTGCTCTGGCGTGACTAACACATGGGTGCCGGGATTCGGGAATCCTCTCGTTCCGATTCTCGCTGCGCCCACGGCGGCGGTAGCTTCGGTTGCCGGAGCTACGCTACCCAGTGGCCCCTTGTTCCACGTTACCGGCACCAACGCAATCACCAGTTGGACCATTCCCATCGGTTGCAATGCGACAGCTGTTGGCGGGTGTTCCTTTACGGTCATTCCCGATGCTGTCTTTACGTGGACCGCGGCTGGGAATATTGCACTTGCCGGCACAGCGGTCGTCAACAAAGCCCTGACGTTTACGTGGGACGCCAAAAACAGCAAGTGGGTCCCGTCGTACATCGCCTAAAAACAATCACGATTTAACAAAAGTGGCGGGCGTTCTTCAAAGGACGCCCGCACACAAAAAGGAGAAGGAAATGCCGAAACTCGACGGAACGGAAAAGATTGGCGCAACGCCGTACGACGCCCACGAACAGGTAGTGCGAGGGAATCACGCGCACTCGCCCGCGGAGGGCTACCAGGCCAAGGAATACGAGCACCAGGAGTATCCCAAGGCCATCGCTCACGACAAGGAAACCGGCGATCCGATCGTCGTCAAAGATGCCGACGAAGAAGCGGCCGCCAAGTCGAAAAAGAAGGGGAAAGTCTAATGGCGAACATGAACATGGACGATGCGTCCAAGCAGGAAAAGATTCGCCGCGGCCCTCACGCTTATGTGACCGGCGAAGGTCGACACGGCACGTATGTGGAGCGGCCCTACCTTCACCAGGAATACCCGAAAGTGATGGACAAAACACCAGCTCCGCAGCTCAAGGACTTCAAGGGCAAGCCCGACGCCGACCTACTCTTTGAGAACGCGCGCAAGGAATGGGATGACTTGCAAACAGCGAGCATCGTCACCAGTAAGGCCGAAGAGGAAGCCTGGATCGCGAGGCACGGAAGAGATCCGGTTGTTTCCATTGAGGACCGGCAATATCCGAAGACGATGGACAAAACACTTGCTCCAGTGCCTAAGGATTTCGACACATTGGAGGACTTCCGCGCGGCAAAGGCCGACTGGAAGGCCGCTGTTACGGCGAGCATTGTCCACGACAAGGATGAGGAAGAGTTGTGGCTTCGCGAGCACGAAATGGCTGTGCCGGAGAAAAAAGCGAAGGGTAAGAGAACTGCGGCCTAGCTTGGGTCGAATCCCAAGAACTCTTCAAATGGTTTGGACTGTGTGGTTCTTCCGAGGAATCGTGATCCGTCCCAGAAGTAAAAGTTGCCTTCTACGTCAACACCGATGTCACCTAATTGCGGGTCAAATGTGCCGATGAGTGGCGGTGGTCCGCAGCGTTTGTATGCTTCAGAAATTGCCCATTTCCAATTGCTGTCTTCGCTCACGTTGCTAAGAAAATAACACAAAATGCCCGGCGGCCCAATACTTCCCCCTGGTTCCGGCAGTGGTAGCGTCGGAACTTCTGCCATTGTTCAGCGCTCGGCGCTCGATCTCATTCTGAGCGCCCTGCGTCTCATCGGAGCCATCGGCTCAGGCGATCCGATCTCTGTCTCTGAGCAGAACGACGCGCAACTAATCCTCAACGATTTGCTTGATTCGTGGAACGCTCAAAAAGTGATGATCTTTCAGAGTCCGCGGACCCCGAACGATCAAAACGGGAACCCTTTCACCCTTGTTCCGGGCCGGCAGGGCTATACCCTGGGGAACGTTAGCGGCGCGGAGAATCTACTTCTTGCGCGCCCGCCTCGCCTGGAGCGCGTTTCCATCATGTACTCGGCCAGCCAATCGACTCCAGTCGAGATCCCGCTCTACATGGCCGATGAGGTCGAATGGCAGGCGATTGCCAATAAAACAACGCCTTCGCTGCTTCCTCAAGTCTGCCATGACGATCTCGGATTTCCCGATCGGACCCTGTTTTTCTGGCCTATCCCGACGCAGGCAAATCCGATTGTGCTTTATCCGTGGGCTGCCCTGCAGCTCTTCAGCGATCTGACTACGAAGATTTCCTTCCCGCCCGCCTACTCAAGAGCTCTGCGCTACAACCTTGCTGTGGACCTCGCGGCGGAATTTCCAGGGGATCCGAACAAGCTGCCTCTGGTCATAAAGATTGCGGCACAGTCGAAGGACGTCATCACGTCATTCAACGCAGAGATAAAAGTTGCGTGGTGCGATGAAGCGCTCCTCGGAACGCGACCGAGAGGGAACATTTTCACAGGAAGCCCTAACAGGAGTCACAGTTTCTAGTGCCTCGCTTCGGTTTTTGCGGCCCATCTTACGCTTCCCAATCTCCCCTAGTGGCCAACGAACAATTGATTAACTGGTACGTAGAACAGGCCGAGAGCCCGAATTCCCGCACGCCATATGCGCTTTACCAGACGCCGGGGATTTCGCTTTTTGCGAAGCTCTTGCCGGGACTGCCTTCCGTGCGTGGTTCCTACGTCACCGGAGGTAGGTGCTTCGCCGTTGCGGGCACGCACCTGTTTGAGCTGAGTGCAACTGGCGTGGTGACGGATTACGGTGCGGCCGGCGGAAACAATAACGTCGTGGATGACGGCTTGCCCGCAATCATGGTCGCAGGCGGCACAAGTGGCGGGCTCTATCCTGGCCAGCTACTCATTGCCAGTGGCGGTACGCTGACCGTCTTCAGGCTCGACACAAACGCGTTTGCAGCGATTGCCGGCGCTCCTGCGAACGTTCTAATGGTTGAGTTCATTGACGGCTTCTTTATCGCTCTGACGTCCGGCAATACGTGGCAGGTGTCAGCCGTAGAGGATGCGACAACTTGGACCGGCCTGGCAGTCTCTCAGGTTTCAGTGTTTTCCGATCAGCTTCTTTCCGTGATCGCAACAAATCGTCTGTTGTGGGTATTCGGGGCCAAGCGCGCAGTCGCGTACTACAACTCTGGCGCGCCGCTGTTTCCCTTCGACGTGGTGAATGGCGGATTCATCGAGGTTGGCATTCTGGCGCAGTTCTCCGTCGCGCGTGTGGCCACAGCGCGCGGCACAACAATCATGTGGCTTGGCGGGGACGAGCGCGGCGCGAATATGGTATTTGCCGCGAACGGCTTTACTCCTAACCGCGTCTCGGATCACGCGCTCGAATACTGGATGTCGAAGCAGGCCACGACTGCAGACGCTGTGGGCTATTCGATGCAGGACCAAGGGCATAACTTTTACGTGCTTTGGTTCCCGTCCGCAAATACGACCTGGGTGCTCGACGCGGATCTAGGCTTCTGGCATCAACGCAGCTCGCTCGTTGGTGGCAAGGCCGCAGCTCATCTTGGGCGCTGCCACGTATACGTCTTCGGCCAGCACTTGGTTGGCGACAGAACCAGCGGGAATTTGTATTCGCTCAGCATCGCGAATCTTGCGGACAGCATCGGCCCAGGCGCTTCGATTCCGATTGTGAGAACCAGGGTAGGTCCTACGGTCTCAGAGGAAAGCTCGTGGATGTTTTTCAATGAATTCCAGGTTGATTTTCAGACGGGCCTTGGACCGCAGCCACCCCTTCTGGACGCAAACCAAAAACCTCGCGACCCTTACGCCATGTTCTCTTACTCGCGCGACTTTGGGCAGACGTGGGGACCGGAGCGCATGATTCCATGCGGCCAGGCAGGGAATTACAGGCTGCGCGCGGTCGATCGCAGGATCGGTAAATTCCGCAGTTGGACGCCGAAGGTAACGGTTTCTGATCCCCTTCCCTGGCGCATCGCTGACGCCTATTACAACCCGACAGAACAGCATCAGCAGCGTCTCGTGAAGTCCTACGCGAAAATTGGATGAGCGTCCAACTCCTCGACAACATGCCCGCAGATACGCCTTTCGATAGCAAAGGTGTCCCGTTTTTTGGATGGATTCGGTGGCTGCAATCGCTCGTTGATCTCATCAACCGCGTCGTGCTGAACCGGGTAAGCACGTCCACGAATGCGACTGCAATCGTCTGCAATGGGGCCGTGCAGTCGTCTGGCATTGGAACAGGGCAAATTACCCCGAAGCGTTACGCCGAGCTTTGGTTGAACGTGCGCGCGACCTTCAATCTCAGTGGCGCCGGCACGCTTTATGTCTTCGTGTATCGGACTCTTGGCGCTATCCCTGCGAACGGCGCAGCACCAGGCGGCGGCGATGTGGCAGTTGCCGGCGATTCCTTCGCTGGGCCGGCTACGGTGGCAGCACAGAACATGAGCGGGGCAATGTCGTGGATCGATTCGGGGCTCGATAAGACCAAGCCTTATCGCTACTACTTTGCGGTCCGCGGCACCAACGCACTCACAGCGAATCTCGTGAATAACTCACAACTTCAGGTATCGGAGCTCTAATGGCAGCTGCCGCGCTCCCCATCGTAAGCGGTCTCGGCTCACTGTTTGGCGGCATCCTCGGATCAAACGCCTCAAAGAAGGCTGCGCAAGAGCAAATCCAAGCGGACCAAAAGGGCATCGGCACGATTCAGGGTTCAGAAACCTCAGCCCTTGGACAACTCAGCCCGTATACCAGTGCCGGCTCGAAAGCCACTGGAACGCTTTCCGACATGCTGTCCACGCCAGGGCAGGGCTTGCTCACTCCCTGGACGCAACAATTCACGGCGCCGACTGCGGACCAGGCTGCCGCTACTCCCGGTTATCAGTTCCAGCTAAAGGCTGGCGAAGATGCGCTGCAGAACTCAGCAGCGGCGCGCGGCGGGCTTCTGTCGGGCAGGACCCTTGCCGACATGAACACGTATGCGCAAGGGCTTGCCGGCACGAATTATCAGAACACTTTCAACAACGCGCTGACGCAGTACCAGAGCGCATACAACACGTTCCAGAATAATCAGGCGAATACCTACAGCCGGTTGTTCGGAGTTTCCGGTCAGGGCCTCAATGCGGCCAACAGCGCAGCCGGTATCAATATGGGCGCGGGGCAGGACATCGCCTCATTACAAGCGGCTCAGGGACGCGCAGCGGCCGGCGGGACGCTGGGCAGTGCGAATGCCTGGAGCGGCGCGATCGGCGGGATCGGTAGCTCGCTGGCGCAACTTCCATGGGGCAAACTCAGCAACATGAACCCTGGAAATCCAGGGGCAAACACGTACGACTAAATCAATATGCCGATCTACGGATTAGAAGCTCCTCCCCCTAATTTGAACGTCGCGCCGCCGGATGTGCTGGGGAACATGGCGAAGATGGCCAGCCTGAAGGAGATGCTCGGCCAAAACGCCATGATTCCCGGGGCGCTGCAAGCGCAGGGCCTTGAGAACCAGCAGCGCCAGCAGACGATTCAATCGACGCAACAGCAAATCCAGAAGCAAACTTACGATCTTGCCCGCCAAAAGGCCATTGATACCGCTTTCCAGAGCGCATACACACCCGATGAGAACGGTCAGCCACAGCTCGATGAAGGAAAGCTGGTCAAAGGAATCTCGCAGGCCGGTTACGGTAGTGCGGCACCGGAAATCGCCGGCAGTCTCGTAAAATGGCACCAAGCGCAGACAGAACTTCAAAAAACACACCAGGAAGTAGCCGCCAAGGGTGTAGACATGCTCGGCAATCTGGCCTACGCAGCGCACCAAGCAGGAGACGATCCACACATTCTCATCTCCGGACTGAAGCAGCTCGCTCAGACCGATCCAAGCGTTGCGCCGATCGCACAACAGCTCATGGCAAACCCGGAGAAAGCGCCGGAACTGATTCAGCACTTGATGGGGCAATCGCCTGAAGTTCAAAAGCTGCTTACCTCGAGACAGGAAGCTGAGGCGCGTTCATCCACCGCTAAGACTTCTGCGGAACGATTGCAGGCTGAACTGCCAGGCGGCGCGCTACAGCCGCCGGATAAAGCGGAAATGCAGGACTGGCTCGGCAAGAATCCTGGTAAAGGGCCGGCAGATTACGAAAAATGGAAAGCATCTCTTGCACCCCAAGCGCAGATCAACGTCCAGGGCGGACTACTCAACAATCAGGCCAGAGATATGGCCGCCGAGAATTATTTCCAGACCGGACAACTGCCTAGCGGGATGCGGAGTCCTGCGATGTCTGCGGCTATTATGAGCCGCGCGGCGGAACTGCATCCCAACGGAACTACGGAATTGGCCGGCAACAGAGCTTCCTACGAAGCAAACAAGAAGTCTTATGACAACGTGACAGGCACGCTCGATACTCTCAGCGCCTTCGAGCAGAGCGGCCTGAAGAACCTGAAACAGTTTACAGACTTGGCCGACAAACTTCCTGACACTGGTGTGCCGTGGCTCAACACCCCAATTCGCAACTTGAACAAGAACCTTGTCGGCGCCCAGTATATGCCTGCGATCGAGGCGGCCCGCAGCGTGGCGTTGCGTGAAATTGCCCGCGTCACAAATGATCCGAAATTGTCAGGCGCCTTGACCGATTCCGCGCGCGGAGAAGTTTCCGCATTCAGTCCGGAGAACGCCACGCTCCCGCAGATCAAAAACGTCGTGAAGGTACTGCAGGCGGATATGGCGAACGTCCATACATCTCTTGCGGCACAGAAAGCGGACATCGGGACGCGGTTGGGAATTAAGGCGCCAAAAACTCAAGAGGGCGGCGGTTCATCCGGAGCGCTGCAGGTTGGCCAAACCGTCTCAATCAAAGGCAAGCCGCTAAAAGTTACGGCCGTACATCCTGACGGAAGTTTCGACGTAAAATAATGCCACAGACCGGAACGTACACGGCGGCAGACCTCGACGCGCCAAAGGGCCAGTTCACTTCCGCTGACATAGATACCAATCCGAATGGGCCAACGATTGGACCAAGACAGCGCGCGACACCTTCCGGGGGGAATATGTTTGTTCCCTTCGCACAGCAAGCCCTAGATGCGGCCCAAAAACTTCACGACTGGTCGAACATGACAGAAGAAGGCCGTGCGCAGCATCCTATGCAGGCCGCGGTAGGTGACTTCGCTTCTCGATTTAAGCAATGGCTCGTTGGCGGGCAGGGCGGCGGACAAGACTTGAAGACTGGATTTGTGAACAATCCGGTTACCAGCCTGATCAGCGGAGCCCCGGAAGACGAATCGATCAATCTGGTTAGAAATGTTGCGAAGGGTGGCGCCAACTTAGTGCGGCGGGCAGTATCGGCCGTTCCCGAAGCAGCTTCGGCCACGGAGACGGGACGCGCGATCACACAAACCCTTGCTCCGGAAGTGGCCAATTCCTCTCTAGCGACAAGCCGCGGCGCTGCGACTACGGGCGGGCCAGTAACGACCAGCATCACTCCGACTGATGTCTTGCAGCACGCTTCCGATCTAGGAATCAAGCTGACACCCGCTCAAGCGCTCCAAACATCCGCTGCAAAATCTGAGCAAGTCTTGGGCGAAGAAGCATTGCTCACGGGCCCCAAAATAAAGGCCGCTGCCGCGGCAGAGAAAGCGAAACTCGAAGATGCGGTGCATGAATTTCAGGACAAACTCGACCCCCAACGCGTGGGGCTTTCCTCCGAGGCGGCCGGCGAGCATCTGCAAAACTCCGCTGAAATTGCGCGATCGGTTCTCAAGGAAAACGTGAACAACGCTTACAAGGCGGTGAGAGATCAGCAGGCAGACCTTGCCGGCGATGTGCAGGCGCCACTTCAAAAGTTGATCCATGACGAGACTTTTGTTAGACAGCCCCATGCTGCGGTAGAACAGCCTGTATTCCAGACGACTGCGGCGCGCGCGGCTATCAAGGACATCGAGGGCATGCTTGCAGATCCTGCTTTGCAGGGTCGCCAGTCTGTGCAATCATTGAGGAATCTCCGCACCACGCTACTCGAAAAGGGGAACGATTTTGGCGCAAATGCTCTTTCCGATTCTGGCCAGCGTATCTATAAGCTTGCGGCTTCTAAGGTGGATGACGCAATCATGGATGCGGCCAAGGGTACGCCCTTCGAGCAGACCTTTCGTGCCGCCGGCCAGCAGAACACTAAGCTCCAATCGCTCTACAACGAGCGCGGCTCTCCTCTCTACCGGATCCTCAACACGGACGACCCCGCAAAAGTTGCTGATGGAATCCTCAACCGTTCCTCCGTCCACGAACTCGAAACCCTAAAGGGCGAAAACTTTGATCTTGGCCCGCTCGCAAGGCAGGCCGTCGAGGATATTAAGAGCGGTGGTTTTCGGGTTACGCCTGGTGGTTTGGGTGGTTATCCTGACACGTTTCTTCGCTCGTTGCTCGGACCGGACGCAACGAAAGAGCTATACCTGAAATCTGAAATTGCGCGGCGATTGGCGGAAAACTACAACTCCTCCGGGTCTGGAAAGGTCGTCCTCGGGGCGGGGCAATTGATTCATCCCATTGGTGCGGCCGCAGCGCAGGCGGCCCGTATCCGCTCGATGCCAAAACCTGCACTGACTTTCCTTAGCAACATGAAATGACAGTCCTAGGCGAATAAAACATGAAACGCTTCCTTTGCTTCCTAGCGTTCGCGCTGTTGTGTGCGCTGCCAGCGCGCGCGCAAGTTTCT